GTTCATAGCCGCCGACTCGTCAGCGAAGGGGAGACCCAGGGCGAGGCCGGCGGCTATGAACTCCAGCTACCCGAGGGCGTGGAGCCGTCCGACGAGACCGTTGAGGGTTTCAAGGGCGTGGCTTCGGAGCTCGGCTTGAACAACGAGCAGGCACAAAAGCTCGTTGACTACTACGCCGAACTCGCCGGGCAGCAGCAGGAGTCGCTGCAGGCGCGCTGGCGCGAGCAGCTCGACCAGTGGGTGGAGTCGGTCAAGTCCGATGAGGAGCTTGGCGGGCGGAACTATGACCAGACGATGTCGCTCGCCGGCTCGGCGATGGACAAGTTTGCCACCCCTGAACTGCGGCAGATGCTGGATGACACGGGCGTTGGCTCCAACCCCGAGATGGTCCGGCTGATGGCGCGCATCGGAAAAGCGATCGGTGAGGACTCCATCGTCCAGCCGCCCGGGTCCAGCGGGACACAGGCGCCAGTGGGCGATAAGACCTATGCCGATGTGCTTTATGGCACCAGTAATCAGTAAGAGGTAACCAACCATGGCACTTCGTGGCATTAACAACCCGACTCTGTCGGATGTCGCTAAGCGGCTTGATCCTGATGGCAAGATTTCCGCCATCGTCGAGCTGCTCTCTGAAACCAACGAGGTCCTCGAGGATGTCACGTTCCTCGAAGGCAACCTGCCCACGGGGCATCGCACCACGGTTCGCTCCGGCCTGCCGAGTGTGACCTGGCGGCAGCTCAACTACGGCGTTCAGCCGAGCAAGTCCCGGACGGTGCAGGTCACCGATTCGGCCGGCATGCTCGAGGCCTATGCCGAGATCGACAAGGAGCTCGCCGAGCTCAACGGCAACAGCGCCGAGTTCCGGCTCTCTGAGGATCGGCCTTTCATCGAGTCGATGAACCAGACCATGGCCGAGACGATCTTCTACGGCAACACGGCCACGCAGGCCGAAAAGTTCATGGGCCTTGCCCCGCGCTACTCCGACAAGGGCGCGGAGAACGGCGAGAACATCATCGATGCCGGCGGCACGGGCTCGGACAACACCTCGGTGTGGCTCGTCACCTGGGGGCCGACCACCTGCCATATGTTCTACCCCAAGGGCACGCAGGCTGGTCTGCAGCAGCGTGATCTTGGCGAGGATACGAAGGTGCTCGGCGATGGCTCCATGCTCCAGGTCCTGCGCAGCCACTACCAGTGGAAGGCGGGTCTGGCGCTTCGTGATTGGCGCTACAGCGTGCGCGTGGCGAACGTCGACACCAACGCGCTGGCCGATGCCGGCACGTCGGGCTACGACGGCGCGGATCTCATCAACCTGATGATCGATGCGTACAACCGTCTGCAGTCCACCAACGGCGGCCGCATGGCGATCTACGCCAACCGCACCGTGAAGACCGCGCTGGATCGTCTGGCGGTGAACAAGAACAACGTGCAGCTCTCGATCGAGAACTACGCGGGTCGTCCGACGACCACGTTCTGGGGCATCCCGATCCGTCGCGTTGATGCGCTGGTCAACACCGAGGAGCGGGTCACCTGACCCGCCCTTGGCGAAACCCAGTCATCACTGACCAAGAGGATTGAATCATGATTTTGGATTATGAAAACCGTTTCTCCGATGGCCAGGCGGTCACCGCCACGGCCGTTTCGGATAACGTCGTGGACTTTGGCAGCGACGGTGCTGGCCCCGGCGAGCCGCTCGAGCTGCTGGTGCAGGTCTCCGAGGACTTCGCCAGCCTGACCTCGTTGCAGGTCGAGGTGCAGACCTCCGCTGACAACAGCTCCTATAGCACGATCGCTTCCAGCGAGGACGCGGGCGTCGGCGACCTTGAGGCCGGCTATCAGTTCCGCATTCGCGCCCTGCCGCATGGCCTTGATCGCTATGTGCGGCTCCGCTACGTCGTCACCGGCTCGAACGCAACCGCAGGCAAGGTTGATGCGGGCATCGTGGTCGACAAGCAGCAGGGCTACGGCCACAGCTACTAAGGGAGGGGAGCCTTCATGAAGGTTCGTCTGAAGCGCAAAGCGTTCATCGGCACGACGCTGCATGAACCGGGCGATGTGGTCGACGTTGAGACCGCTCGCAAGGATCTGCCGTCCTGGATGGAGCCGATGGGCGCGAAGCGCACAACCTCCAACACCGACGCCCCGTCCGACGGGGAATAGTAGCTAGGGCGGAGGGCTTCGGCTCTCCGCCCGTTTTTTTGCTGGAGGCAGCATGGAATTGAAAAGCATGAAGCGCACCCCGGACGAGGGTGAGGCGATGGGCGAGGGCGAGCGCCCGGAATACCCGATGGGACTGTCGATGCGGCTTGGCGATGAGGAGCTCGAGAAGCTCGGCATCAGCGCGATGCCCGAGGTGGGTGACTCGATGATGGCGATGGCGCGCGTTGAGGTCCGATCCGCCGAGCAGAGTGACATCGATGGCGAGGGCGTTGAGCGCTCGGTGATGTTGCAGGTCACGGACATGGCAATCCAGCCGGGTCAGCGTACTGACGCCGCGCAGCAGATCTACGGTGGCGGCGAGCCGGCATGACCAGCCAGGTCGAGATCGCCAATCTGGCGCTAGCCAATCTTGGCAACGCCCGCGGGATCGATTCGTTCAACGAGGAGAGCGCCGAGGCGGCCGTCGTCTCTCGGTTCTTTAATCTCTCGCGGGATCGGACGCTGGCGGAGTTCCCATGGCCGTTCGCGACGAAGTCACAGACGCTGGCGCTGACGACCGACTCGCACCCCGAGTGGGACTACGTCTATGCCTACCCCAATGACTGCCTGAGCGCGCAGTACATCGCCACCGAGGGGCTTGCGAACCTGCATGGCTCTTGGCGCGAGCTTGAGATGGAGTGGGAAAACCGGACACCCGTGCACCCCGCTCGCCTGCGTGTGCGCTTTCAGGTCGCGCTGAGCCCATCAGGCAATGGACGAGTGATCCTGACCAACGAGGATGACGCCATCCTGATCTACACCGCGCAGGTCACCGACCCGACGATCTATCCGCCGAACTTCACCGAGGCGCTGGTCCATCGTCTGGCCTATGACGTGTGCATGCCCATCACCGCCGATGCGCAGCTCAAGCAGGCGATTCTCGAGCAGTACCGCCTGGTCGTCGGGGCCGCAAAAGCGACGGCGTTCAATGAGTCCGAGGAAGGCCGTGAGCCGGATGCGGAGTTCTTGAGGGTGCGCGACTGATGGCGACGACGATTCGTCAGGCATCGTTCATCGGCGGCGAGATTGCGCCCTCCTTGCATGGCCGGGTGGATCTCGCGCGCTATCAGGAAGCACTTGCGACCCTGAAAAACGCGTTCGTCCAGTATCACGGTGGCATCGCCAACCGGCCCGGGCTGCGGTTTATCGAGGAGGCAAAGTATCCCGATCGCCGGGTGCGGCTGATCGAGTTCGCGTTCAACACCGAGCAGACCTATGTGCTTGAGTTCGGTGATCAGTACATGCGCGTCATCAAGAATGGCGGCATTGTGATCGACTCGCAGACGGGCGGCATTTTCGAGATTGCCACGCCTTATAGCGAGGCGGATCTGTTTCGGCTGAAGTTCACGCAGTCGGCAGACGTGATGACGCTCTGCCACCCTGACTACGAGATCCGGGAGCTGACCCGCACAGCAGACGATGCCTGGCAGCTCACCACGAAAAGCCTCGAGCCGAGCATCCCTGCGCCGAGCAACGGGGCGGGCACGCCGAAGAACACGGGCGACGAGACCTATTACTACCGCGTCACGGCCGTCACCGATGACGAGACGCTCGAGGAGTCGCTGCCGCACGACATTACCGTGACCAACGCCGAGGATCTTTCGGTCGATGGGGCGGATATTGAGCTCAGCTGGGATGCGGTTGCAGGCGCCGGCTCATACAACGTGTATCGGGACTCGAGTGGCCTCTACGGCTACATCGGCACCACCGAGAGCACGAGCTTTCGCGATATCTTCTACGATCCCGACGTCTCGGATGTTGTGGCCAAATCGCGAAACCCATTCGACAGCGCCGGAAACTACCCATCCACGGCCACCTATTTTCAGCAGCGCCTTGTGTTCGGGGCGACCCGTAACCGGCCGCAGACGATCTTCACCTCGAAGTCATCGGCGTTCAGCAATTTCACCTACTCGACCCCGTACCGAGACGACGATGCGATCACGTTCACGATTGCCTCGCGCGAGGTCAACGAGGTCCGCCACCTGATCCCGCTGCGAGAGCTCCTGACGCTCACCTCCGGTGGTGAGTGGGTCGTGCAGGGTGACGTGGACGGCATCCTCACCCCGACATCGATCAACGTGGAGACGCAGGGCTATCGCGGGGCCTCGCATGTTGAGCCGATCGTCGTGGGCAACTCGGCGATCTATGTGCAGGCGCGAGGCAACGTCATTCGCGATCTGCAGTATGAGATTCAGGTCGACGGGTTTCAGACGCGCGATCTGACGATCTTCGCGCCGCACTTCTTCGAGGGCCGCGAGGTTGTCGATTGGTGCTGGGCGGAGATTCCAAACTACCTCGTCTGGGTGGTTCTCGATGACGGCACGTTGCTATCGCTCACCTACGTCGCCGAGCAGGATGTGTGGGGTTGGGCGCAGCATGAGACCGATGGCGCGGTCGAGAGCGTGGCGTCGATCTCCGAGGGCAGCGAGGATGCCGTCTATATGGTCGTGCGACGGACGGTCAACGGACAGACCCGGCGCTACCTTGAGCGGCTTGAGTCTCGTCTTGTCCGCGACGTGCGCGATGTCTTTTTCGTCGACTCCGGGCTCAGCTACGACGGTCGCATTTTCAGCGGCGCAGTGACCGCCAGCGCAAGCAGCTATAGCTACCAGGATGACGTGACGCTGACCCTGGCTGGCGCGATTTGGCCGACGTGGGTGGCTGATGAGGTCGTTGAGCTGACCGGGAGCGATGGCGAGCAGTGTCGGTTTGTCGTTGCGTCTCGCGATTCCGATACGGTGGTCACGGCCATCGCGCAGCGTGACGTGCCCGCATCGCTGCAGAATACAGAGGCGAGCAGCTACTCCATTGCCGTTAAGGATCTCTCGGGATTGCAGCACCTTGAGGGCAAGACCGTGAGCATCCTTGCCGATGGCAATGTCGAGCCGCAGCAGGTCGTGCAGAGTGGTGCGATCACCTTGCCGCGGGCGGCGTCGGTCATCCATGTCGGACTGCCCTACACCACCGAGATTGAGACCCTCGAGGTTGAGGCAGTAAATGAGGAATCGCTGCGCGATAAGCGAAAGCTCGTCAATTCGGTGACGATGGTGGTGGAGAAATCGCGCGGGATCTTTGTCGGTGATTCGCCGAACAATCTCACCAAGCAGGGGCGGCTGATCGAGTGGAAGCAGCGCGATAACGAGGCGCTCGGCGAGCCGACGCAGCTCTACACCGGCTCGTTGAAGTTCCCGATTGAGAGCTCCTGGAACAATGGCGGCAAGGTTCGGCTCGTGCAGACCGACCCGCTGCCGCTGACCGTTTTGTCCATTCTGCCGAGGATCACGGTTGGCGGACCGCAGCGTTAGCATCGCGCTCTCGCGCGAGGCCGATGCGCATTGCCTTGCTCCGCAGCTCAGGGACGCTGATCGTCGAGAGCTCGCGGCGCTGGGCGCCGATCCGCTCGACTCTCTGGTGCGTGGCGTGCGCCAGTCGATGCCCGCGTACACGGCAAGAGTGAATGGCGAGCCGGCGGCGATGTTTGGCGTCTGCCCGCTGACGCGCCTGTCGAATCATGCGCGCATTTGGTTGCTTGGCAGCGACTGGGTGACCCGCTACCCCATGGTCACCCTTCGGCATACGCGGCGCTTCGTTGCCGCTGCGCAATCACGCTGGCCGATTCTCTCGAACTGGGTACACGCCGAGAACGCGATTGCCGTTCGGTGGCTTCAATGGGCCGGCTTTTCGCTCGGCCCCGCCCAGGCGTTCGGGATCAACGGCGAGCTTTTTCATTACTTTGAGATGAGGTCGTAATTATGTGTCTTCCTCAAGGCGCAATGGCCATTGCATCGCTCGCAGCGTCGGCCGCCGGCACGGTGATGCAGATGCAGCAGCAGCAGGCGATGGCTGACTACAACGCGGCCGTCGCTCGGAACAACGCAATCGCTCAGCGCCAGCAGGCCGAAGCGCAGGCAAATCGCCTGGAGATGGAGGCGTCAGACGCGCAGGCGCGTGGCCGCGAGGAGGCGAGACAGGCGCGACTCGAGAAAGCGCAGAACATTGCCTCGCAGCGTGCGGCGTTCGCCGCCTCCGGTGTGGACGTTGGCTCGGGTACGCCCGTCGGGGTGTTGCAGGACACTGCCGAGTCGGGTGAGCGAGACGCGCTGCAGATCAAAAACAATGCCGCCCGTGAGGCATGGGGCCTGCGCACGGACGCGCAGGATGCGCTCTATGAGGCGGAAGTCGCAGCTACGCAGGCCGAGCAGGACGCCCGAGCGGCTGAGTTCCGGGGGCGATCACAGGCGATCGGCACACTGCTCTCCGGCGCGTCGCGAACGGCAGGCAACTACGTGCGCTTCCGAAACGCCGGCGTGTTCGGTTAAAGGCGAGGGCGGTTTATGCCACGCGTACCAGAGACTCAATCGCCTCGCGTTCGCACACAGCCGCTGCGCACGCCGAGTGCGCCGCAGGCCCAGCCGCAGCGCCAGCGATCGGAGGCTGATTTCGGCATTCCGGCGCTGCGCGAGCTCAGCCGCGCGGGGGATCGGCTTGGCGAGATCGCGGTTCGTGAGCAAGAGCGACAGAACCGCATCCGCCTGATGGAGGCCGACCGGGAGCTCTCGGCGGCTGAAAACGAGATCCTCTACAACGAGGAATCGGGCGTGCTGACGCGTCAAGGGCGCAATGCCTTTGGTGCTGCGGACGAAGCGGTCTCGACCTACCAGGAGCGCTATAAGGCAATCCGTGAGAGCCTCGCCAATGATTCGCAGCGTGCCTCGCTCGATGAGCTCTACCAGCAGCGACTCGATGCGGTGCAGCGACAGGCAATGCGGCATGAATCCTCGCAGGTCGATGCCTACGAGAACGAGGCCACTGAGGCCTATCTCCGTCAGTCGACAGAGAACGCGTCAGCGGCCTACAACCAGCCCGATGCCTTGGACCTTGAGCTCGAGCGCATTGATCAGGTGCTCACGATGAGCGGGGCGGACAACGGACTGCCGCCGGAGGCGGTCGAGGCCAATGTCCGCGAGGCGCAGTCGGCCGCACTCAGCGCGGCAGTGACGCGGGCTATTGAGAATCGTGAGTACGCGACCGCTCGCAATCTGCGCGATCAGTATGGCGACAGTCTGACCGTCGAGGCGCAGTCGCAGCTCGATCGCTCGCTTGCCGAGGTCGAGGCCCGGCAGGCCGAGCGGCAGATTTCTTCGGACATCATTGGCAACACCGAGTCGCTTGGTGAAGCGCTAAGCGCGGCTGATCAGTTGGAAGATGCCGCGATGGCGGATGCGGTCAAGGATCGGGTGCGCCAGCACTATCGTGACCGTGAAGCCATTCGTCGTCAGTCCGAGCGGCAGAACCTGCAGAGGGCGCGCGAGGCGCTTGTCAATTCAAACGGCGATGTTGATGCGGTTCCCGATACGGTCTGGGCGAGCCTGACAGAGAGCCAGCGCGAAGGGCTCCGCGACATGGCGATCTCCATGTCCGGCGTTGGTGCGCGCCAGACAGATCCCGTTACGATCTATCAGCTCGAGCGCATGGCACGGACCTCGCCCGATCAGTTCGCGGACTTGGACATCGTCTCCGAGTACGGATCGAAGCTCGAGCTTGATGACATGCAGCGCATGTTTGATCTGCAAAACGAGATTATCGGCGATATGCCCACGGCCGCCGACCGCGCGAGCAATCTGACCAACCTCAATCTCGGCAATGACTATGTCGAGCTGGCGCTCACCGAGATGGACATCGATCCAGAAGACGATCCCGGGCGGGCGCGGGCTTATCTCGATTTCGTCAATCGCCAGATCAATGATCTTGAGCTGCGCGAGGGCCGCAAGCCAACCCCCGCTGAGATCAGCGAGATCACCGATAACGCGGCGATTCAGCTTGTCTCGGACCGTGGATTGTTTGAAGGCGGCAATGACCGGATCTATCGCTTTGAGCTCGCCGAGGCCGAGCGAGACGATTATGCGGCTGAGTTCGATGACATCCCGCAGTCGGATCGCGCGTTGATCGAGCGTGACCTTGAGAGCGCCAGGCTGCTCGAGAACATGACCGATGATCAGCGAGAGGCGGCGATTGCACAGATCTACACCGAGAGCATTGTCCGGCCCGAGTCGCTTTTCCTGCCGTACTCCCAGATCCCGCAGGAGGAGCGCGAGGCGATTGAGCAGACGCTTGATCGTAATCGCCCGGGTGACTGGGGTCCTGCGGATGTGGAGCGGATGTATAACCGCAGCCGCATGATGCAGCTCATTGGTGAGCCGGGCGAACAGACCCGCCGGGGCGGGCGCTAGTCTCGCAGAGGAATAGGGATCGCATGCCAATCTCAGCGTCTACGATCAGATCACCGAAAAGGATCGGTCCCGGCGCGTTCAAAACCTCAAGATCGCCGATCGCGCGGCCTCCAAAGAAACGCCGGAGTCGGCGGCGGAGGATCTGCGCATTGCCGAGCAGACCGGTGTGCCGCGCCGCACTGTGTCGCGCAATCGCGAGCGTATTCGCGACGAGCTCACGCTCAACGGGCCGGACTATGAGTCGATCGTTGATCGCTATCAGGGCCTCAGTAGCTGGCTCGAAGAAGACCCCGACAATGTGGTGATCGCCCGAGATGACTATGAGCAGCTCCAGCGCCTTGAGGATGTCCTTCGTGCCGGTGATAACCAGGAGCTTGTCGGTGTTTTTGAGGGGACGGCGGAAAGTTTCTCACGCGGCCGCGAGGATGTCCGTCTTGCCAACCTCAACGCGAAGGATCTGCTTGGGCGGCTGACGCCCGAGGAGGCTGCCGAGCGGGACCGGCTGTCGGAGTCGCTGAACAACCAGACGTTGCTCGCAACAGACAACCCAGTTGGGCAATTTTTGTTCGATGCTGGACGTCAGGCGCCGATCTTGGGCGCTGTCGGCCTGCAGGCCGCTGAGCGCGGCGGACAGGCAGGCCTTTTGGCCGGCGGGGCAACACTGCTCGCGCCTGGTGGGCAAGCGGCCGCGCCATTCACGGCGACCGGTGCATTTACCGCAGGCGCAATCACTGGCGCGACAGAGCAGTCGTTCTTGCTC